ACATGGACAGATGAGGATGCGGCATAATGGCTGATACCACCACAACAGTTTACGGCCTGACAAAGCCGGAAGTAGGGGCTTCAGAGGATACCTGGGGCGAAAAACTGAACACCAATCTGGACGCGCTGGACGACCTGTTATCGGGCAGTACCACGCTTCAGGGCGCAAAGCTGGATGACACCACGCGGATCGTGGACAACATCGACGCAACCAAGATCGTTGCGCTTTCAGCGGGTAGCTTAACCACAGCCACCACGCGGACGTTTACGTTTCCAGATGCCACCGGCACTTTTGTTCTGGCGGATAACACCGCCACGCTGACAAACAAAACGCTGACCAGCCCTGCGATTGTGACCGGCTTTACGTTTGACGGCACGACCGTCACGGCACTCAGCGGCGCGGATACAACGGTTATCACCGGCACTTCAGGCACTTCAGGCAATGCGGCGATCTGGAACGCGGACGGTGATGTGGTTGATGGCGGGGTTGCTCCCGGTGGCGCTATGGTCTTCATCGAAAGCCAAGATGCAAGCGCAAGCGCGACCTTAGACTTCACGGGCTTCGACGCCACGAAATACGATAGCTATGTTTTTGAGTTATCAAACCTTGTCTGCGCCAGTGCAAATAGTGGATTTTTTCTGAGAACCTCTTCTAATGGAGGTTCAACGTATGACAGCACGTCAGGTAATTACAATTATGCATTGCGCATAATGGATATGCTGACAGGGGAGACAGTGAACCTAGCTGGTGATAACAACTCCACCGTTGCAATACTCTCGGACGACACTGGTGCGGATGACCTAGTCAGCGGCGCTTCCGGTTATAGTGGCACGGTAAAAATCCGAGGTCCACACTTAGCAAAGGCCACGTTTATCGGGATTGACGGGGAGTACGAAACTGCAACGGAATTTGTCAAGGTTTCGGGGGGTGCGGTTAGGACAGCCCTAGCTGATGTTGACGCAGTTAGGTTCCAGTTTTCAATTGATAACATAACCTCTGGCACCATCACCATGTACGGATTGAGAAACAGCTAATGTTTGAAATTCTGTTAGCCTTCAGCGATCACCAACTACAGGGAGATTGGACGGAAGTTCATCCCGGCGTTCGCTATGAAAGCACAGAATATCCGATCATGGCTGCGTTCTTTTTGAACAGCGAAGGCAATCCATCGCTGGCTGTTGGTTTTCACGGTGAATACGCGCTGACAGATAGCCTGTCCGCCTTTGGTGAGATTGGCGGCGCAACGGGCTACAGCGGCGGGCCGGTCATCCCGTTTGGCCGCGCTGGCTTTGAATACAGCGACATGGGGCGGCTGTTTGTTGCCCCTGCGATGAATACGGACGGCGACATCGGGACGGTTGTTGGTGTTGAATTTATCTTAGCGAGGTTCTGAATGCTTATACCGCTAGAACTGCCGCCGGGTGTGTATCGCAACGGCACCGACCTGCAAGCAGCCGGAAGATGGCGTGATGCTTCACTGGTGCGCTGGATAGACGGCACAATGCGCCCGGTGGGTGGTTGGACAGCAAAAACCGCAGAGACTGTCAGCACCGCTCCCAGAGGCGCTCTGGCGTGGCAGGACAATAGCGCGGACAGATGGCTGGCGCTGGGCGGATCGGATTATCTGAACGTAATGAGTTCCGGCGGCGCAATCAGCAACATCACGCCAGCCGGATTGGTTGCGGGCGGCGAGAGTGCCACGCTCAACACGGGCTATGGCGGCGGCTTTTATGGCGCGGAAACCTACGGCACCAGACGATCAGAGGCAGCGGCCTTTTCTGAGCCGGTTACGTGGTCGCTGGATACATGGGGCGAATACTTGGTCGCCTGCTCTCCTGCGGATGGGAAATTGTACGAATGGACGCTGGCCACTGGAACGCCTGCGGCGGTAATTGCCAACGCACCGGAAGACAACGAAGCGTTGGTTGTAACATCTGAGCGGTTTCTGTTTGCGCTTGGCGCTGGCGGCGATGCCCGCAAGGTGCAGTGGTCGGATCGTGAGGACAACACCACATGGTCACCGCTGGCAACCAACGAGGCGGGCGATTTCATTCTGCAAACGTCTGGCGCGATAAAACTGGCCCGCAGAACACGGGGTCAGACGCTTATTCTGACCGATCAGGACGCGCATACGGCAACCTACATCGGACCACCGTTTGTCTATGGCTTTGATCGCGTTGGCACGGCTTGCGGCGCTATTTCGCGGCGCTGCGCAACGGAAGCCGAAGGCACAGTCTTTTGGATGGGTGACGGCAGCTTCCACATGTTTGCCGGTGGATCGGTGCAGGAAATCAGATCAGACGTGGCGGATTACGTGTTCTCAGGGATGAACACAGCGCAGCGCGGCAAGGTTTACGCCGTGGCAAACACCGAATTTTCTGAAATCTGGTGGTTTTATCCGCGCGGCACGGAAAACGACAGCTATGTGGTCTACAACTACAAGGAAAATCACTGGGCAACCGGATCAATGGCGCGCACTGCGGCAGTTGATCGGGGTGTATTCCGAGATCCGCTGTGGGTTGATCCCGATGGCAACATTTACACGCAGGAAACGGGCTTTAACTACGCGGGCGGCAGCATTTACGCCGAAAGCGGGCCGATTAGCCTGGGGGTTGGCGATCAGGTGATGGATGTCACCGATTTAATACCAGATGAGCAAACACAGGGCGACGTGTCGGCTACATTCAAAACCCGGTTTTACCCGAATGACACAGAATACACGCATGGACCATATTCAATGGCGGCACCAACCAGCGTTCGCTTTCAGGGTCGACAGGTGCGTATGCGGATCGACAGCGCGCGCATGGTGGACTGGCGTGTGGGTGTTCCTCGGCTTGAGGCCAGACCGATGGGGCGGCGATGAGATTACAGCAGCCACGCACGGTTTACAGTTCGCACGATGAGATCGAGCGCAACCGTCAGATTGAACTGGCTGACCTGCAAAATCACAAGCGCGGGCAGGATTTGACAGTTGCACCCGGCAGGCTGATACTTGCGGATGAAACGAGTGGGACACAATATGAAGTCTACGTTGACAATTCGGCCCTGCTTATTCGTGAATTGGGCGGGCTTGCCGTGACAACAGACGCAGACATTCTTCAGGCTGAACGGGTTGTTTTAAGCACTTACGGTGACACCGTGAGCGTTGCGGCCAAGGCCAAGAACCTCAACAAGTTCGGGCGCACGTCAACCAATGTCGGCACGACCTTTGCGACCATTGCTGAATTTCAGGGATCGGTGGCGGACGAAACCTTTGTGACAACCAACCTGATCGACAGCGTGTCGTCGTCATCAGCAAGCGATACGATGGACGTGACCATTCAGGGCCACACGGTTGATGTGTCGGGCAACATGACCTTTGTATCTCAGACGGTAACGCTGGCGGGGCAGACCGAGGTGCCGCTGCCAACACCGATGGCGCGGGCTTCGCGGATGTTTGTCGCTAATGATGGGACGTTCGGGAATGTAGCGCCGGATGCGGTTGGCACGATAGCGGTCTACGATAACACAGACGGCATTGCGGCGGGCGTTCCAAATACGGACGCCGCGACAAAGCTGGTGATAACACCGGGCGAGACGCAATCTGAAAAATGCTCGGTAACAACTGCATCAGATGAATACTGGTTTCTTACGACCTTCACGACGCAGGTGTATGAAGCAGCGGCGACGACTGATTTTGTAACGGTGCGGATTGAAATACGCGACATTGTAAACGGCGGCGCGTGGCGACCGCTTGGCGGTGATGTTGTTGCGGTGCCGGGCGCGTTTTCGGCTCCACCCTCTCGCTTCAGCCCGTTTTTGATTGTGCCGAAGAACCACGACATTCGGGCGATTGCCAAGACCGACGCAGGCACCGCGCCGGTTGAGGCTGAAATCACTGGCTATCTGGCGGCGGTTCAATGAATAAATTGACACAGATCAAACCAGTCGATGAAATGGAACGCTGCCGTGGCTGGATCGAGGCGGCTTTAGAGTATTCCGGCGGCACTCACACCTTCGACGACATAAAACAGGGCATTGCCGAGCGGAGAATGCAGCTATGGCCTGCACCGGAAGGATGTCTGGTCACTGAATTGATTAATTACCCGCAAAAGCGGCTTATCAATGTGTTTCTGGGCGGCGGTCGCTTGGAACAGTTGGCGAGTATGCAGGAAGATGTTACAGCTTGGGCAAAGACACAGGGTTGCACGGGTGCAATCATCACGGGCCGCAAAGGGTGGCAACGCGCATTTG